CAGGCTATGTGGCGGGCCGTCTGCGCACCGTGTACGCCCAGGCCGTGCCTGGCGCTACGCTCGAGCCGATTGAAGGCGCAGTGCTGGCCACGCGCGTCGGCCTTGCCTCCTCGCCAGCCACCGATATCGTTACCTCCGAGGGCTGATCATGGAGTTCGAGGACGCTGCCGCGTTTTTCAATACCACGCCGGTGTACGACGGCTACACCAACGTGTTGCTGTTCTACGCGCGCACCTCGTCGCACGACGACCACAGCAGCTCCGGCGCCACCTCGCGCCGACGCACGCTCACCACCGAGCCGGGCAACGCTGCGCCGCTGCGTAGCGTGGTCAGCACGCTGGGCGACCGCTGGCTGGTGGGCAGCTCCAACATCGACAATTTTGACGGCGCCCCGATCCGCATCAGCTTCGACCTGAAGAAGGTGACCGCACTGGCCACCCTGGTCACTCCCGGGCAGGCCGCCTCCAATGCCGCTGGCGTTGATCTGTACATCCGCCATGAGTGGTACCGCGACCAGAGCGATACCATGACCAGCGCCGCCTACTACACCATGTGGAACGTGTTCTACGCCGGTACCGAGCCGCTGGTCACCGGCGCGCTGCTGCGCCTTGCCGATGGCAGCCTGATGCGCGTGCGCAACCAATACCTGGCACAGGAGCGCTTGCATATCGCTGAATGCGACCAGCTGGATTCGGATGCGCGCCAGCTGGCGCACTTCAACACCACCGGGCGGCTCGACATCGCCAACGACAAACTGGAGACGGACGTGCGCGATGCGTACATCCTGTCGCTGGACGTGTCGAAATTTTTCAAATACAGCGACAAGGCCGACGCCAATTACGAACCGGGCGATCGTCTGTTCCTGGTGGCCCAGACTGCGGTGCCGGATCCGAAAGTCGGCATGCAGCTTACCGTCGGCTCCGCGCGCTGGCAGGTGATGCAGGTCACACCGGAAAGCGATGCCTGGGCCTTGCGCGTGAGGCGGGCATGATCACCATCCGTATCGACCGCGCCGGCCTGATGGCCGCGCGCAACGGTATCGTCGATTACGCCAACCGACGTTTCCGCGCCAAGGTGTATCGCATGTTCGAGGACCTGCTGCTGGTCTCAGCCCAGTACTCCGGTGACTTCGTGTCGAACTGGCAGATCGTGACCGAAGACGAGGGCGGACTACCGGCATACCGTGAGTGGTATAAGAAGCACAGTGTTGGTGTAAAACAACAACCTCTGCAGGCAGGGGATCCGGAAGCGATTACCTACGCGCGCGACCAGATGACGCGCAAGCCATTCAACTACAAGCAGAAAGTGTTCTTTTACAACCCGACGCCGCTGGAGTTCACCGGCACCACGGTGACCGGCGAAGGTGGTACCAAGCCGCTGCGCCCTGAAAACCTGATCGACGGTGGCATCCTGGCCATCTCGTATCTGAAAGCGAAATACGGGAGAGTGTCATGAGTTTCGTCGAAGCCCACAAAGAGATCCTGGCCGCGGTCGACCGTATGACGCAGGACTGGCTTGATTACGAGCTGGTGGTGGAGCTGGACAACCGCACGGCGGTTGACCAGAACACCCAGACCAATCCTTATCTGCAGGTGCAGATCGTGAACCTGTCCGGCGCGCAGATGGATCTGGGCTCGGATCCGATCACCGAGCAGCGCGGCCAGGTCCTGCTCAATGTTTGCAGCAAGGCCGGCAACGGCAGCCTGGAAGGCCTTGCCCTGCTTGAATTCGCGGCGCGCTACTTCCACACCAAGGACTTCGCCACGGTGCGTTTCCACGCCGCCGAGGTGGTCAAGCCGAAGACCGTGAACGGCTGGTATCACCAACCGGCCATCATCAATTTCTGGTACTACTGGAAATAATTTCCCGAAAGTCATTGCCAGAACACAAATGTCCACAGGGCAATGGTAGGATTTCCGCAATTCAACACGGAGGCCTATCATGCCTATTGCAGCCAATCACTTTGCGTCGACCAACCGGGTCCAGCTGCGCTACATCCAGGAGACCGACTACAAGGTCACGCCCACCACCGGTAACGGTGTCAACCTGCGCATGACCGGCGAGACGCTGGACTTCAACCTGTCCAAGCAGTCCGACAAGGAGATCCGTTCCGACCGCCAGCTGTCGTCCACCACCACCGTGTCCGCTTCCGGCTCCGGTGATGTGAAGATGCACATGCAGTACGCCGAGTATGACCCACTGTTCGCTGCACTGCTGCAGGACAGCTACACCGTCTTCGGTACCAACGGTGTCGGCGCCACCTTTACCGCCGACTTCACCGCGACCACCATCACCGCCTCGGCCGCGCCGACCGGTGCCAACGCCTTCACCAACCTGAAGAAGGGTCAATGGTTCCTGCTGCGTACTGGCGGCGCCAATGACAAGAAACTGCTGCGCGTGTCGACCATCACCGCGCCGACCACCACCGTCATCACCCTGGACCTCGGCACGCCTGCGACCGTGGCCAGCTCGGTGGCAAACTGCACGGTCGGTACCGCCCGCCTGAAGAACGGCGTGACCCTGAACACCTTCACGCTGGAAAAGCAGATGGCCGACATCGGCCAGTTCCTGGCCTACCAGGGCTGCGCTGTGTCGAAGTTCTCCATCAACTTCGCTTCCGGCTCGCTGACCGAAGGTACCTTCAGCTTCATGATGTCCGGGGCCAGCACCGGCACCGCGACCACCTTGCCAGGCACCCCGGTGGCATCGCGCCCATACGACATCCACAACGGCGTGTCCGGCGTGGCGAAGATCTGGGAGAACGGTGCACCGCTGACCTCGACCTCGATCAAGTCCATGAGCCTGGAAGTGGACAACGCGCTGCGTGGCCAGGAAGCGATCGGTACCCTGGGCTACGCCGGTATCGGTGTGGGCACCTTCTCTGTGAAGGGCAGCCTGGAGGTGTACTTCGCTGACGGCACGCTGTACAGCAAGTTCCTGAACGACACCTATACCTCGATCATCCTGTCGACCCAGGACACCGCAGGCAACGGCTATGTGTTCACCCTGCCGCGTGTGAACCTGACCGGCGGCAAGATCCAGGCCGGTGCCAAGGACCAGGATCTGATGGCGTCCTTCAACTACGAGGCCTACGGCGACATGGCCAACGCAGACCCGAATCTGCAGTACACCATGTTCATCGACCGCGTCGGTGTGGCCGTGATCCCGTAATCGATTTAAGGGGTGGGTGCGTGTCCAGCGCACTGTTCGAGGCCCGGCTTGCTGCCGGGCCTTTTTTCATCTATAGTCGTGGCGAGTACGTGGGGTACTTCCTGTAGGGTGACGAGAGGATGGAACGCCGGGCTGCGCAAGCACCCGGCGTTTTATTTTGACATTTTTGCAGAACGTGATTACACTGGGGCATCATTTCCATAGGAGAATCCCATGTTCGACGTGTTCAAACAGTTCGCCACCGACCCCACCGCAGAAGAAAAAGGCCGTCCGTTCACTTCCGAATTTGGTGGCGGCGTCACGCTGCACCTGGCCCGTATCAACAACCGTAGCTACCAGTCCCAGATCCAGGCCGAATACAAGGCCAACGAGCACACCCTGAAACGTGGCCAAGTCGAAGGTGCTTCCGAGGCGGACAAGCAGATGGCTGAAGCTCTCTCCTTCAAGCTGGTCGGTCGCGTTCTGGCGCGCACCGTGCTGCTTGGCTGGGACCTGAACGAGGCGCAGCCGGATGGCACCATCAAGGTGACCCAGAATGCCATCGGCTACAAGGGCCAGATCCTGCCCTACTCGATCGACAACGCCGAACTGCTGCTGTCGCACAAGGAGTTCCGCGATCGCGTGGTGGCTGTGGCCGGCAACTACGAGAAGTTCCTGATCGAACAGGAGGAAGCCGACGCAAAAAACTCTGTGACTACCTCGACTGGGATCTCCAGTGGGGAGCCAGTCTCGAACACCTCCAACGAGTAAAGGAGGAGCTGGGTATCGAGCCCCCCGCCCTCCAACGCCGGCCTGTCCTGACACCTCGACAGAGCTACTTCATGAGGGCGTACCGCGAGCTGTCGCGCAGCCGACCGTCGGACATGGGCGCGGGGCGCCCGGTACCCATCACCGAGATCGAGAGCTATTGTCGCCTGTTTCGTATCACCAACATGGAAGAGATTGAAAACCTCTTCCTGTTCGTGGGGCGGATGGACCAGACCCTGATGGAGCATATCCAGAAGAAAACGTTACAGGACGACAACCAGCAGTCTTGAGTTGCTTAAAAGGAAGCTCCTGGTAGATAATGCCAATCTACTAGGAGCTTTTTCTATGAGCGACGAAATCGGCGTCAAAATGGAGTCCAGCGGTGCCGATGGCATCGAACGACTCATCACGGCCATCGATAAGCTCGACGCTTCCATGGTGAAGCTGGGCGGCCGGAACACCACCTCCAAACAGCTGGCCGAAGACATGAAGGCCATGACCAGCACCACCTTGACGGCGGTGCAGGAAATGACCCGGCACGTCACCAACCTGCAAAGCAGCCTGACCAATAGCTTCGCCGAGATGGCGTCGCTGATCGCCAAGCAGGGGGACCTGATCGTCGCGGCCAAGGCCAAGACTGATGCCCAGATCACGCAGGAGACCGAGCGCTCCCGTGATCGTCAGCTCAATGCTGACCGCATCTTCGCCCAAGAACGACTGAATTTCCTTGCCCAGACTCTGGAGCGCCAAACCGCGCTGGAAGAGGCGTCCGCGGCCGAAACCTGGAGGAACCTGCTGGACCTGGAAGCCAAGAAGCTGGCTGCACAGAAGCGCGCCGATACTGAACGTCTGGCCGAAGCCGAGTCGGCCGCCAAGCGTCAGCTGGCGCTGGAAGAGTCCTCGGCCGCCGCCAGCTGGAAGAACTATCTGGAGCTGGAGGCGAAGAAGGCCAGCGCCGCAGAGCGCAACCGCAGCCTGAACACCAGCTTCCTGACCAGCAACCTGGGCTCGCAAATCGCCACCGCCGAACAGGCCGCGGTGTACGCCAGCCTGGGCGGCAACGCCGCGCAGAAGTACGGTACCGCCGCCGCCTCGGCTGACCTGGCCGCGCTGCGCCAGCAATTCGCTTCTATGCCGCCGGCCGTGCGCGCTTCGCGCGATGCCATCGGTGACCACAACCACGTCATGGAAGAGGCCCACAGCCTTGCCCGGGGCCTGACGGGCAGTCTGGGTGGCCTGTGGCTGACCTACGGCAGTCTGGTGCCACTGGCCGCCGGCGCAGCGCTGGCGGCGTCGCTGAAAAACGTGGTGGAAGTTGGCAAGGAGGTCGAATACCAGCTGTCCTTCGTGTCCGCCCTGTCCAATGGTGACAAGGTGCCGCTCGACAGCTTCCTGAAGATCACTGAAGGCACTCTGTCCAGCGTGACCGATGCTGCCAGCGGTCTGCGTATCCTGGCGCAGAACGGCCTGTCGGTGAAAGACGCCATGCTGGCGCTGCCGGAGGTGCTGAACCTGGCCACGGTCGGTGAGACCAACGTCGAACAGGCGGCGCTGGCGGCTACCGGTGCCATGGCCGCCTTCGGCCTGAAGGTGGGTGACCTTGGCCACATCGGCGATGTGCTGCAGGGTACCGCCGCGTCGTCCAACACCTCGGTGCAAGCCCTGAGCGAGTCGCTGCGTCAAGCCTCGCAGGCGGCGTCCACCTACAAGGTGTCGCTGGAAGAGACCTCGGCGGCGCTGGGCACCCTGGCGAAGACGAACATCACCGGCTCGGCCGCTGGTACCGCCTTCACCAACCTGCTGACCAGCCTCTACACGCCAACACAGCAAGGCGCAAAGGCCTTGAAAGAGCTGGGCCTCTCGGCCACGACCGCTTCCGGTCAGCTGAAAAACGCTACCGACTTGCTGGGCGAGTTGCGCACTGCACTGTCCCAGTACAACCAGTCCGCGCAATCGTCCTTCCTGAACGATATCACCACCAACCGCGGCGCCAAGGCAGCTGGTGTGCTGCTGCAGTTCTTCGACGAGTATAAGGACCGTATCGAGCATGCCAAGAACGATACCGGTGTCATGTCGGCGGCTATCGAGGTGCTGGAAGACAACGTCTCCGGCGCCTTCAAGCGTCTGAAAAACAACGCCGACGAGACCTTTACCAAGGCCTTCAGCTCTATCGCCCCGTCAATCCAGGAAGTGGTCAACCAGCTGGGCCATCTGGCCCGCAGTGACGAAGCGGTGAATCTGCTGGCGCGCCTGGGTGACATGGTGGTGCAGACCACCAAGTTCGTGCTGGACCACGGCAAGGCCATCATCGAGCTGGTGGCCATCTACGCCACTCTGAAGACGCTGTCGTCCACCTGGACGTCGGTCACTGCGGCCGTCAAAGCGTATGAGGAAGCCGCCGCCGTCGCGCGCGTGACGACCCTCGGCCTGGGTGCATCACTGCGCCTGACCTTGGGCATCATCGGCCCGATCGCGCTGGCCGTTGGTGCCGCTACGCTGGCATGGCAGGCCATGAACCACGAGGTCGATACGACCTTGCAGGCCGACACCAAGCTGCGCAATTCGATCGAGAACAATATCGATACGCTGGAGCGCGAGATCAAAGCGCT